GCCCCGACCCCAGCAGAGCGCCGGCAGTGGGTGACGGAGATCAAGGCGCTTAATCTCAGCCAGCCTGACGCCTCAACCTGCCAAGCCGCGGCCATCGGCATGGGCGTGGGTGACCGCGACGTGGCCGGGATCCGCCGCAAGCTGGTGGCAAGAGGCGCTGCGGGCGACCCGGACGTGATGGCTGCCGTGATCCGCAGCTATAACCGGCCCTACATCCTCGACAAAAACGCCAGCCTGGCGAAATGCTATGAATGGTTGAAGGCTGGAGAGTTCTTGATCACTCACGGCTGGTTCACCAACTCGGGCCACGTGATCTGCCTGGATGGACTCAAGGCGACGCCTGAGCCGGGGTCCTACGTCTTTGACGTGAAGGATCCGTGGTCGGAGTTCAACGTGCAGACCTGGCGCTACGACTTGGGCTCCAAGTTCTTCGACGGGTTCTACAGCGACCTGCTGATCTATGCCACCTGCGTGGCAAGTTTCAGCGCCGGCGGGGCGCGGGAAATCTATCAGCGGGGCAAGGTTGACGCCAGCCGGGGGGGCATGTGGGTGCATCGGTTCTTAACTTCCTAGGCCAGCTCGGCCTCAAGGAATAGATTGCCAACATTTGTGGCGCACAATGTTATGAATCTGTTTATGGGTTACTCCAAATTCGCGAGCAAGTTGCATACCGTTTCCAGCTCTAGGGCCCGTCTTTCTGTATCTAGATCTGATTTCTAAAATGTCTGATTCGGTGAGCCGTGCCATCCCGTGACGCTCGCCACGGGATTGATTGATGTTGCAGCGCTGGTGGTTTGACAGGCCTGACGCAAGCGCATGTTTAATGTTTTCCGAGCGAGTACATATTTCAAGATTAGTTACGCAGTTGTTCAACGGATTACCATCAATGTGATTTACCTGCATTCCCTCTGGAATCTCGCCGATAAACGCTTCGACCACAAGTCGAGCAATGTATTTACCGTTGCCGCGGCCCAGCTTGACGGCGAGCCGCTGTGAGTTACTGCCCGACATGTAGCAGGCGAGCACTTTTGGCGGGCATCGACGCAAGCTCCGAACCTTCCCTAGGTCGGAAACCTCGTACAGCCCCTCAAACCCGACAATGGGTCGCCAGACTTCTTGCATCGCCTATCTCCGGTAGGTGGTCACGCCTCGGTGGCTGCAACCAGCCGAGGCCCTCAATCTAGTAGGCCGATGCGCTTTGCGCCGGCCGCGTGTTCGCTGGGACTACTGATGATCCGCGTGTTCTGGTTCAATGGCGGGGTGTGGCATGAGGATCTGCCATCCCATGCGGCCACCCTGCTGGCCCGGCACCTAGCGAGCTTTGGCTACATGGTGTGGCAGCGGCCAATTGCTGAGCGCTGATGCCTCCCTTCGATCACCAGATCGACCAGACCGAACTCCAGCCCAAGAAAGCCACCAAAGCCCGATTCCGCCGGCGGATCTTCGCCGAGTGGGACCACCAGTGCGCCTATTGCGCCGACCCAGCCGACACGCTCGACCACGTGCTGCCGCGCTCCCGTGGTGGGCTGACGGTGGCTGAGAACCTGATACCGGCCTGCCGCCGCTGCAACGGGGCCAAGTCATCCACCGACTGGCGGGAGTGGTTCAGGGCCCAGGCCTGGCACTGCATCGAACGGGAGGACAGGATTGATGGATGGCTAGGGCGTCGGGATCCCGCGGCTGGCGAGCATCATCCTGAGCACCGCGATGGCTCGCTCCCCTGAGTAGCACCTGATCCGCTTGCCCATCCCCACCACGACCCAGCAGACGCCGCCGTTGGTATCAGTTCCCACTGTGACGTAGGGCCGATCGTCGCCAGACTGGGGGATCACTGCAGCGGCTGCCATGCTGGGGCTCGATCTCTCTCTCAGTCTGTCGCGTCAGGCCATGATGGCTGATCACCGGCAGCGGGCGGCGCGGATGAACCGCAATGAGCTGAACCAGCTGGCGGATGAGCTGATTCAGCGCTGCCACCAGCAAGAGCACATGATCGCCGAGCTGCAGCGGTGCGCCGCCAACCTGATGGTGCAGAGCGCCCTAGACGGCGCTCCGGCGTTCGGCGCTGTGAGCGATGAGCACCGGCAGATGGCCCGCGAAGTGCTGGGGGCAGGCCCTGAGCGTCGGGAGGGCTGGGTACGGCGTGTGATGCGCCCTCACCTGCTGCGGGCCGCCAGGCTGGGTCGCGATGAGCTGGCGCTACGGATGCTGAGCAGGTAACAGTTTGTGAACTGACCCCGTAATGGGTTGTCAGGGTGTGCCCCACGGGTTACAGTGAGGGGACCGAACCGGGAACGGTTCACCACCACTCGCCAGCCATGACCCGCTACGTCGCCCGCATCAACACCGCCACCCTCTACACGATGGTGGTCCGTATTGACCGCGATGGGGAAGAGCAAGTGGATAGCTGCTTCCGCCCTCGCCACTTTGCCAGCCTAAAAGCTGCTGAGCGCTCTGCTGCCCGCTACATCGCCAGCCTGGCCTGACCCACCCTACGGCCCGCCGGAGCCTATCCGGCACTTACCCGCCGCAACGACAGCCATGGACGATCTAATCAACCTGCAAGCTCGCATCAGAGGGTTTGACGAGCCGCTAGCTGTTCGCCTCGCGGATGACGATGAAGTTGTACTAGGTCGAGTCCGCAAAGGGCAGTTCTTGGCAGACGCTTATTTCTCTCGGGAGAAAGCAATCGAGCTGCGGGACAAGCTCACGGCACTGCTCGGTCCTTCCTAATGCCCCGCCAACCCAGCCGCGAGAAAACCGCCCGCCATCGCCTCCGCCTGGCGGGCGACCTCCCCGCCCTGCCCACCTGCCCCCAGTGCGGCCGGACCGTGATCAGCGACCGCACGGCGCCCCTGTGCTCCCGGTGCTGGAAACGATCGCCAGCTGCCAGGGAGTGGAACCGGGAGAGGGTGGCGAAACAGCGAAAACGTGACGATCTGTAAACCGTCCGCCCTGGTGGTTGCCAGGGTGTGCCCCACGGGTTACAGTATGGGCATCGGGCAGAGAGCTCCCACCGCCACTCCTGACATGACCGCTTCCGGCAAAACTAAAGCCTACAAAATTGGAGCAAATAAAGCTGGTAAACGCTTTGCGATTGTTCTCGATGCACACATGAATCGTGGACCGTTTGTAGGGACTTACGGGGTATGGGCTGAGAGCTTAAACTATGCGGCCCACTTGCGCGGCGGAATTGCACGTAGCTGGCGTTATTGCAAACTTGGCCTGAGCCTTGAAGATGCCGAAGCGCTGTTCGCCCGAAAGATCGCCGGCAAGCAGCGCCCCTGACCCCACCCCGCCCGGCCTCAGCGCCGGGCTTTTCTGTAGCCTGACCCCAGCAACACCCGCCAGGCCTCTCAGCGATGCCCAAACAGGCGGGTCACTCTTCAAGCGGCGGCATGACCAGAAAACGTTTGCGATGGGCTGTCATCGCGTGGAAGATGCCGCTGGTGATGCTGCCGCTGCTGCCGCTGGCCTTGCTCCTAGAGATGGCTACGACGGTGATGTGGTTTTTCTATTGCGTGGCGGACAAGGCAAGGGATCAGTTCGAAGAGTGGTGGCGCGACCTGGACAGTCGGCTGCCTGACTCGTGGGAGCGGTACTAAGCCTCACCCAGTCCGAGCCAACGGATAGGGCGGCTCCGCTGCTGCGGGGCGATGCAGGTTCAAATCCTGCCTGGGTGCTCACCAACTCCCCCCAGCAGCAGCGACCCGCAGCCGATCGCCGAGACAGACCCAGTTCCGAGGGAATCCCCCAACCCTGCGCAGCGCCGGGGACGTGGGCTTCACCCTTTCGACCGGCACCAGCACCAGCTGATCAGGCCGCTCGCGGCGCCGCCTGCTCCGATCCTTCGGCTCCACCGTCCCCCGTTCCACCGCCACCAGCACCAACTGCACCGACTGCGACGCCAGGGCCGCCTGCAGGCGTGCAAGCCGCACCTCAAGCGCCCGTGTGCTGAGGCCTTCCTGCTGGGCCAGCTCGCCCCAGGGGATCTCCACCCCGTCAAGGCCCCAGGCCAGGGACAGCAGCCGCTGATCCTGCGGCGCCAACCTGGCGATCAGGCCCCGCAGCTGCTCCGCCTGGCGCCAGCGCTCGCGCTGCTCTTCCTCATCCTCTGGCGTGCGGTCGTAGGTGGCGCACAGGCTGCCCAGCTCTAGCCCGTCATCCGTCACCACTTGGTCGAGGCTGGCGACCGATCGGCCGTTCTCAACCACCTGCTCCAGCACCTTCACGCTGACGCCCAGCTCTGCGGCGATCTCCGCCTGCGTTGGCGTGCGGTTCAGCTCCAGCTCAAGCCGCCGGGTGACGGCCTGCAGCTTCGCTAGATGCTGGCAATGGCTGCCGGGGATGGCGATCGCCCTGCTGTACTGATCAATATGACGGTTCACCCCCTGCCGGATCCACCACCAGGCGTAGGTAGAGAACCGATAGCCCTTGGCCGGATCGAACCGCTCTGCTGCCGTCAGCAGGGCCATGTTCCCGGCCTGAATCAGATCCTCGCGATCCTGCCCGGCGAACAGGCGGCTGCGGCGACTGATGAACGCCACCACCAGCCGCAGATTCGCTGAGACGAAGCGATCCCGCGCCCGCATGCCCCGGCGCCTAATGCCTGGCGGGCATGGGTCGGGATGGGTCTGCCACCGCTGGATTGCCGTGCCGAGTTCGATCTCTTCGGCTGGCGTGAGCAGGGGTATGCGCCCGATGCTGTCAAGCCACCAGGACTGGTTGGAGCTGGCTGGCACCGGGTCGAGTGTGACGATTTGCCCCCATCATAGGGTGCGAAAGGGGTTCCGATCCGGTATGGTGTGGGGGCGTTCACCACTCGCTACGCCATGGAACAGAACACCGCCACCCCGCAGTCCGACTGGGCAGCGCTGGGATGGATCACGCACCGCCAGCCGGGCCTCATGGATGCGGATGCGGCTGAGGACGTATGGATTCCGCGCGAAATCACATCTACCCCCACTGGAAACACCACCTTTGTCAACTACCGGTTGATCGCTCCTGGCCAGCCGTGGTGGAGCTCTCATGTGCCGGAAATGCAGGACAGCGAGCCCGCCCCCACCGAGCCCGACCGCATCGCCGCGCTGGAGCAGCGGGTGGCGGAGTTGGAGGCCGCCATGCGCCAGCTGCTGCACGGGTCCCGGTTCCGCCTTGTTGTGGAGCCTCGCTAATGACCACCTTCATAACAAAAGACGGCATTTCAATTGATCCCGAAATCCCGCAGACATGGGAAGAGGGCGAAAAAATGGCCGCCGATCAGCACACTCCGCCCCCAGCGATGACCACCACCCTCTACGCCCTAACCGGCGACGCTCTCAGGCTCCAAAACCAGATCGACGAGGCCGCCGCCGATCTGTTCTCTGATGACCCCGCAGTGGTGGCCGCGGCCACTGCCACGCTGGAAGGCCTGATCTCCGCCGAGGCCGACAACAAGCAGGCCATCCTCGCCAAGGCCGACGCCTGGTGCTGGGTGATTGACAGCCTCAGGGCCCGGCACGCTGCCCGCAAGGCCCGGGCCGATGCCCTGCGCGAGCTGGCCGCTGCCGATGAGCAGCAGGCCGATGCGCTGCAGGATCGGCTGATTCAGGCGCTGCAGAAGGCCATCCCTGATGAGACCTCCTATCAGTTGCCCGAGCACAAGATCAGCAGCAGGAAGTCCACGGTCCTTGAATTGGATCCTGAATTAGAGCCTTTAGATCTTTGGGACCGATACCAGCGAACCAAGGTGGAGTTCGACAAGCCGGCAATCAAGACTGATCTCAAGAATGGCCATTTCATCGACGGCTGCTCCCTGGTGGAGCGGCGCAGCTGGAGTATCAAATGAAAGCAACCATCAGCACAGACGGCGCACTGTCCGTCATTCCAGAGTCAGAACTAGAGGCCTACGCCCTGTCTCGGTGGTGGGCCAATTACCAGCAAGGCGACAACTGCAGCGAGCTTGGGATCTTATTTAACAAGCTGTGCATTGAGCCCCCTATCAGTGATCACTCCTAACACTCGCCCCACCATGCAAACCCTCAACCCCACCCAACCCCTCGAATGCCCCGGCGCCCTGTCGGACCTGATCCTGCAGGCCGCCCGCCAGGCGCTGCCAACTAACCCGCAGCAGCTGATCCGCCTCCCCGACTGCGGCGAGCGCAATCAGCCGCTGATGCCCCTGCTGGTGGGGCTGATCGATGCGGTGAAGGTCACGGCCACGGCTGTGGCGGACAACGCCTGGGACGCTGGCCCGGCGCTGCCCAAGGATCTCACGGACAGCCTGCTGGCTGATCTGCGGTTCATTTCTCAACAGATTCAGGCCGCCAACAATGCCTTCTAACCAATGGCCTACTACATCACCTACACCAAGGACAATGAAACCCACGACCTTGAATGGATCGCCGGCAACGGCTGGACCATCCCTGCCATTCGGCAATGTTTCGAGCGCAGGTTCTCGGGCGCTGAAATCATCTCTATCCACGAACGGCCATGCTGCTCCATCTGATCACCGCCTGGCTGCTGTGCTCCGCCAGGACCAGGCCCACCGCGCTCAGGCTGCTGCCCAGGCCGCTGCCGGTCGCCGAGCCGTGATTGCCGCCGCGCTGGCCCTGCTGGGCATGGTGGCTGGCGCCGTGGTGCTGGTTCAGGAGGTGGGGATTCAGCAGGTGGAGGTGCGCCGTGGCTAAGCCAGTTTTTACCAGATCAGTTGAAATCAGCGTTGGCCCGACCATTGAAGAATTGGCCAAGGCCATAATTCACCTAGGCAGCGACGAACAGGCCGAGTTGATTTCCAAGATGGCCGAATTGGCTGACTTTAACGTTCCCATGCAACTTCAATACGTCACTGACGACCCTGGGCTTACACGTCAAGGCCGTGCATTGATGCAATTGATTGGCGACTACTCGGGAGAATTTGTGGAGGTGCGCCGTGGCTGATCATCCTGTGAAGGTGCCGCCGGAGTTGGTGAAGGAGTGGATCAACGATGGGCCACCCTTGGACCAGCCCAAACACGTTGCCCATTTTATTGCTGATCGCGCCGCCCAGTGGGGCGCAGATCAAGAGCTGAGGGTGTGCTGTGATGCGATTTATTTGCACGAAGGGCGACCACTCTGCGGCGGCACTGCCGAATGGCTCCGCGCCACCCGTCGCCCTAAGCCGTTGTCGCTGGCGGAGCGTGCGCTGGAACAGTACGAACGGGTTGAGGACATTTTGCTCAATCACGACGTCATCCCCGCTGGCTGCATCCGCACCGCCCTCACCCGCCTCGCCGAACTGGAGGCCCAGCAATGAAACTCAGATTCCCCCCGACCCGTTACCGCGTGGTGCGGGATTCTTACCTCGGCTACGAGGCGCAGTTTCGCCCGTGGTGGTCTCCGTTTTGGTGGCAATGTAATTTCGTCAACACCAACAGAAGTATTAGGCAAGCGCGTCAAGTTTGTGTTAATCATGCAAGCGGCCGTGGTGCTGCAGTTGTCGCCCAATTCTCCACCCGCGAACTGGAGGTCCATCAATGACCTTCCTCCCCGACGACGACGCCTGCTTGAGTGCCGGCGAGGGCATCACCAGGACCAGCGAGCCCGGCGCCAGGTTCTGGCCGGTGCAGATCCACTGGCCCGGCTGCCGGCCGATGCGCTGCACCATCCGCGCCACCTGCAAACAGCAGGCCTACCAGTTCGCTGAGCGCCGGCATCCTGATGCCAGCTCAATTGAAATCCTGTCTCGGAGATCCACACCATGGCTTTAAGGACTACTCGCGCTGAGCACCCCTGGCAATTCGCCCCAGGGGATCACGTCTACATCGCCGGTCGCCCTCAGGAACCGGCGATCCTCACCGGCAAAGTCCGGCGTAGCCGCGCCAACTGGCCGCACTACTACCTAGTGGATGCCGATGGTCACGAATGGCTTGTGCCGCAAATCCACCTCTCCAGCGCACTGATTCAGGCATGAACTCCGACTGCAACCCGATCGAACAGTCAGCCCGCCAGGACCGGCTGGAGGAGCTCTACACCGCCGATGGCCGGCATGATCCGGCGCACCCGATGCACGGCACCTACACCGGACTAGCGGAGGCTGAGCGTGAGCAGCAGCGCGATGAATTGATCAGCGCTGCATTTTCCGCCTGGTGGCGGGACAGCTACGGCCAGCCGCCTGGCACCCATGCCGTGATGACACACACGGCGTTTGCGAAACACGTACTGGAGACTCTGAAATGATCCTCGCTGATTGGCAGATCCGCAGCCGCTGCGAAGGCGGCATGGTGGTGGGATGGGATCCGGCGCTGGTCAACCCGGCCAGCCTTGACGTGCGGCTGGGCGACCTGCTGCTGATCGAGTCGGCGCAGTCGCCGGAGCTGGTGCCGTATCCGCTGGGCCGGCATAGCCAGGATGATCCCTACGAGCTGAAGCCGGGGCAGTTTGTCCTGGCCCAGACGGTGGAAGTGTTCAACCTGCCGGATGACATCGCCGCGCAGTTCATGTTGAAGTCAAGCCGGGCCCGTGAAGGCCTGGAGCACCTTATGGCGGGATACTGCGACCCCGGCTGGCATGGATCTGTACTCACCCTGGAGCTGCACAACTCCCGCCAGCTGTGGCCCGTGTGGTTGTGGCCAGGGATGAAGATCGGGCAGGTTGTATTCAAGTTGATGGCTGAGCGGCCAATCAATAGCTACGCCGTGACTGGCCGCTACAACGGCGACACCACTGTTCACGCCAGCAAGGGCTGATGCTCCCCTGCCAGTGGTGCAACGGGACCACCCGCGTAATTAATACCGAGCTGCACCCTGAAGGCCAGCGACGCTGGCTGCGGTGTCAGAACTGCGGCCAGCTCACCCGATCAATCGAAACCTATGAAAGCGGTCGCCGGATGCCGGGGCCGCTTCCTGGTGTCAGGCGCCGGCGACCGGCCCGACAAGGGGCCAGCAATGGGCGATCGGTGCTCACCGATGCCGACATTCGCCGGCTCAGGGAGCAGGCCGCGGCAGGGACGCCCAGAGCCGTGCTGGCTAAGCGGTATGGGGTGACGCCCAACCACGTCACTCGGATCGTGCGGCGGCGGGCCTGGCGGCACGTAGCCTGAGCCATGGAGCACCTCCCCACCACCGAACTGGTCATCCGCGACGGGATCCCCGTTTGGCTGATCCAAGGGTGGGGAGTCGAGGCCGTCAGTGCCAGCCGTCACGCGGCGTTGCGGTCGTTTCGCTGGAAATGCCAACGCCGCGGACTGCAGCTCCCAGCAGGGAGTGAGCAGCCGCGGCGGGGGCCTTCGGAGTGTGATGAGCCGGGGGTTTAGCAAACCACTGGCATGGTGCCAGCGCGCAATGAAAACAACTCGTCGCCCTCTTCCTTGATCAAAAGCTGCACATCGGACGGAAACGCCCAGTTTGCGCTTTTTACAGCTTTAACAAACTCGGGAACATCAAGCCAGTTGTAAGCTCCCGCCCAAATCTCGTGCTCTACGGCTTTTGTTCCGCCTGCAAACCCGTCAATCTGGTTCAAAGGAAACGCACCAGCACCTGACAGCCACAACTGTACGTTTTTGATTCCTGGATCTTCAATAAAGGTCAGCAGTATGACGTTGGAAACGCAGCTCATGTTAGCGTGGGGTGAGTGGATAGAATGAACAGAACAGCATCACGATCATGCCCAAAGGCAAGGGATACGGAAAAGGCGGCGGGAAGAAGAAGTGCGGCGACTGGGAGATCTGAGCGTCACCACTCCCCCTCCCGCCACACCCTGAGCACTCTGGCGCCAGGACCAGCCAGCTCCAGGGCAGATGCGATGGCCTGGGCCTGGGTGACGGCGTAGAGCTCGATAGGGCCGGTGGTGAGCTGGACGTGGTAGAGGCGGGGCATTAGTTGCGGAGTTGGGCGGCGATGGAGAGGATCTTGAGCCGCGTTACGCAGCATGCTTGGCTGTAAGTAGATTGGCCAATCCATTCCTCTTGATCAACTGGATCGCACACGCTTTCCGGTGCCACCTGATTTGCCAGTTCTTCAATGGCGGCAGCAAGACAGGATGGATCTCCAAGGATTCGGCCGCCTTTTTCGCTGGCAAGCCAAACGTCAAGCACAGCTTGCGCTGACTGAGCGGCGGGGAAGAGGTCAGCCACGCCCCACCTCCTGCCGCAGCACCTTGGCCGCCTGCGCATACTCGCCGGAGCCGTGGAGGGCGAACCGGTCGAGCCAGGTGGCGACCTCACAGATTGCGGCACTGGCTGTGCTGGCAGCTGCCACCCTCTCCACCAACCCAGCAGGCTGGGCCTCAGCACTGCCGGCGCGGAGTTCGGTCATGGCGGGATCGGGAGTCGGATCGGCGGCGTCCAGCGCAATCAGCCGGTCGAGCTTGTCTTGCTGGGCGGCCTCTAGGGCTTCGATGCGGGCGCGGAGTTCGAGGAGGCAGGATGCGGTGCTGCGGTGTTCTCTGGTCCAGTGATCCTGATGCGCCCACTGCTCAGGCGTGGCGCGGTGCTGGTCGGTCATGCCCCCACCCCCACCAACCGGCGAGCGGTGGTCTGTGAGCAGCCCAGCCGCTCAGCGATCACCCGATAGGTGAGCCCATCGCGGCGCCAGCGGCGGGCGCGTTGCTGACGGGATTCCGTCAGCCACAACAGGAACAGCGCGGGCAATAACAGCAGCACCAAGAAGGTGCAGAAAATCGTGGTCATGGCAAGCAATGGCGAGTGGCGGGCCTGTGCCCGTGGTGGAATCATACCGCAGCGGTTCCGGTTCCGCACCCCCCGGTCAGTAATGGAACCAGTCCACCACCGACTCCAGGCGACTGGCCCAGCTGTGGCGGCGGATGATCTCAAGGATCTCCTCAGCCTCCATCTCGGCTCCCGAATTCAACGCCCTGCGGACGTTTTTCGTAAACCCGCCCTGACTGCGCGTCACTTTCAGCTGCGGCAGATCCTCCGGCAGGTTGGGGATGTCGGTGCTGATGATCGGGATCCCCAGCGTGGCGTACACCCAGCATTTCAGCGGGTTCATCGCCGCCGTGAGATTCGTTTTCAGGTGCGGGATGATCGCCACGTCAAACGTCGCCAGGTAGGCGCGCAGCTCGTCATAGGGGACCGGGCCCACGTAGCGAATGTTCCGCCGCTGTGGCAGCTGGGTGGCCACGTGCGTGCTGCCGATCAGAAGCACCAGGTCGTCAGGGTTTTTGGCTGCCACGTGTTCCACCAATGGCCAGTCCAGTTTCGACTCCAGGTTTCCGGCATAGCCGATGATCCCCCGGAAATTGCCGGGCGCTACCAATTGCTCCCGCAGGTCAGCCACCTCTGCCGCGTCCGGTGCGCCGGTGAAATCCACGCCATTGGCCACCACCTGCGCCTTCGTGGGGCTGAGTCTGCCGATGCTCTGCAGCGTGTGCCGGCAGTTGTAAATGCCCATGTCGGCCAGATCCAGGATGGCGCGGTAGTGCTCCGTAAGTTCTGTTTTCCGCTCGGCGGATGTGTTGGGCCATGCCCTGTGATCGTCTACCACGTCGGCGATCACGTAATCGGTGGGTAGGGCTGCGGCGATCCGCTCGGCGTGGCGGTAGTACGGATAGACCCAGAGGCCCACCTTGGCGCCGGGGAATCGCGCTAGGGACTGCTCCACCAGCCCTTGGCAGTACCGCTCAATGAAGTCGCCCTGTTCAGCCACGCTCAGCCCTGCAGGCATCACCGGCGTGCGGATGGCAAGTTTGCCTTTGTCCAGCAGCCCGACCTTTTTCCGCTGCGCGTAGCGATGCAACAGCCGGTGATGCCGGTTCTGGCTCTGTTCCAGCTTGCGCAGGTCCAGCGTGCTGACCGGTTTCTCCACCAACAGCACCTGGTCCACGTCATCGCGGCTGGCCAAATATTTCGCCACCATGTCCACCCTTCGGCCGAACACTCCAGCGTCGTTCTGTTTCCAGAGCATCAGGATGATCCGCCGGCCAGGTTCAGGCAGCCCGATCAATGATCTGGCGGCGTAACTGATCGCCCGGCGGCTGGGCTGGGACAGGAGGTGGCGCATGGTGGTAGCTCCAGAGGCATAGGACAGGTGCTGGTGCGCGAGGCGCTGATTCACCTCCCGATCGGCAGCGCTCAGTGGCTGCAGCTGGCGGATCGCGTCGGGCAGTTCGGCGGGCGACTCCACAAACGAAATCCCCCGAAACCCCCAGTCCGCCAGCATCTGCAGCGGCGGGGTAGGTGTGGCGATCAGCCTGATGCCGGCCGCCAGCGCGTCGCAGGCCTTGGCCGGCAGCTGATACCGGCTGGCCTCGCGGGACTGGTCTTGCAGCAGCACCGCCGCATCAGCCAGCGCGAGGCAGGCGGGCATAGCCGCGAATGCCACGCTGTCAATCATCGCGGCCTGATCGCCGGCTGCGCGGGTGATGTCGTTCACAATCCCTCGGTCGGGAATGCGGCCGATGAATGCCGCGCCAGCACCTGGCACCTGGGCCACGGCCTGGGCGATCACGTCAAGGCCCTTGTGCCGCTGCGGCGTGCCTAGGAACATCACCAGCGGGGTGCAGCGGCGGCGGATCTCCAGCAGCTCAGCGGGCGGATCAGCCTGCGGCGACTGGAACGCCTCCAGGTCGCGCAGGTGGGCGATGATCTCCCCGCCGTGCAGTGCCTGCAGCTCGGAGTTGCAGGTGATGATGTGATCAGCGGCCTTGGTGAGCTGCTGTGCCGCCAGCGTCCAGAACGGTGAGTAGGGGGCCTCGCCGAGCCGTTCGGGGAACTGCTGCTGCAGCGCCAGCGGCGAGAGCGGGGCATCGTTCGGATCGATGAACGCCAACTCGTGATCATCGATGTCAACGATCAGCCGGGCGCCGTTGCGCTCAGCGATGGCAATGCCCAGCAGCACTGACGGCAGCCGGGCTTTGCAGGCGATCACCACGTCTGCATCGGTGGCCGCGGCGACGCGGCGGCAGCGATTGATCAGCGCTGAGACGGTTTTGGGCTCAGGGATGACGGTGATCGGCTCACCTCGCAGTGGCGCCCACACCTCACGGCCTAGGTGGGAGAACCCGAAGGCGATCAGCTGGACCTCAGAGAATGCCAGCGCGGCGGCACGGGCGATCAGATGGGCCCGGCCGATGCAGTTGTGGTGGGCGTCCCACCCAATGACGATGCAGCGAGTCATGGCGTTGGGGTGGGTAGTGGCAGGGCGTGGGGGGGGAGCAGCCAGCCGCCGTAGACCATTGCTGGGTTGGCCATCTGCCAGTAGAACGGGCCGTCTGGTGGGCACCACCAGCATTCGCCATCAAGATCACGCCACCCTTTCTCGCGCTCCCAAGGCCGCTCCGCCACGGGCACCGGCTCGATGGTGGGGCGGCCCCAGCGGGCGAGAGCGGCGCGGATGAAAGCAGGCGCATCTTCAACAGCGATGCCAACACCTAAATCGCCGATCTCGCAAGTGTGCCTCCATGTCAGTTCTTCTATGGCCTCATCCGTCAGCACCTCAGACACCGGCTCGATAGCGGGGCGGCTTATGCGTTCTTGCACGAAAAAAGCACCACTCTTAAAGGCTCTGTATTCATCATCGGAGTCTGCATTTTTAAGGGCTTCCCGTTCAATCTCCTCATCAGTCACCCCCTCCGGCTCGGACTGGGCCAGGGCGGTGCGGGTCTGGGATACATGCTCGCGGCACTCCATCAGGGCGACGGGATCGCAGCAGTCATGATCAACGCAGTCAATCAGATAACAGACATCTTCAATTAGCTCCGCACACAACGCGCGGTAATCAGTGCTCATCGTTCATCTCCAGTGTGTGTGAATCCATCCAACCAGTCCGCCACCGAACTGGACCCGCCGTGGCGCTCCCGAAGGATTTGCCCCAGCTCACCGGCAACGCTGCGGGCGACGTTGGTGCATGTCTCGCACGGCTTAGAGCACCGCGCCGGCATGGGGCAGGCGGCCAGGGATAACCGGGTGGATGGTGTTGGTGGGCGCTGGGCCTGATCGCTGGTGACAGGCGCGGTGGCGATGCGGGCCATGGCCTGCAGGGTGGGGGTGGTGTAGGTGATCATCGGGAAGTGGGGTTGTGGATCCGGTCGTTCACGATCCGCCGCAGCAGATCGTTCATCCCCTCGCCAGGCCGGAGCTGGCGGCGGAGGGACTCAATCTCGGGGAGGGGGCTGCCGATCACTGCAGTTTGACCTCCAGCTGATCGATAGTGCCGTCGTTGATGATCACCCGATCGAACGTCACCCCAGGCAGTCCGGCCTCTGAGCGGTGGCCGCTGGCGTCCGCATAGCCAGGTCGCACCACAGACCACAGCTCGCCGCCAATCTCACGGATTACCGCTGCCTCGTTGGGCATGCGCACGTCATCAGCGACCACCTTGGGCAGCCGCAGGGCTTGCCGTTTCCACACCTCAACCCATAGATCAGGGTGGACGTGATCACGGCCCCATTCGGTGCCCAGGGTGCGCAGCAGGTGGCGCATTGTTGGAGCGCCAGGCAGCCGGTCGAGTGGTGTTTCCTTGTCGTGGAAGAGAATGCGGCGGGCATCAGCGCTGCTATAGCCAGCTGCGTCAAGAAGCTGTTGCAGCATCCACTTCATGGGATCAGCAAACGCCAGCCGCGTATAGCCATGGAGCAGCTGAGCGACGGTGGATTTGCCGCAACCTGGAGCTGGGCTCCACAGGCCGACGATAATTGGTGTGGTCATGATGTCAATTTCTGTTGTAAGCGTTCCATCATCACCCGCTTAAGCAGCTCGTTCATGCCCTCATCGGGCTTGAGCAGCGGCCGCAGCTTGGCCACTTCGGCGACGGTGAGCACAACCGTTAGGCGGCGGGTTTCCATTAGGCGGCCTCCAGGTCGAAGAGGGATGCAGCGCTGCCCTCGGCCTGCTCCAAAAACTTGGCAGCCTGGCGGGCGTACTCCGGCTTCAGCTCGATGCCAACGTACTTGCGGCCCATCTTCACGGACTGGTAGCCGGTGCTGCCGATGCCGTTAAACGGGTCCAGCACAACGTCGCCAGGGTTGCTGTAGAGGGTGATGCAGCGTTCGATCAAGTCCAACGGCATAGGGCAGATGTGCTTTTCGTCTTTGTCGCCTTTAAACCGGGAGTTGAGCACCTTGGTCTGCATCGTGTCCATCCACACTGGCGATGCCCACTGCTGCCACTGATCCAGCGAGAACTCATCACGGCTGTGAGTAAACGGCTCTCCGACATTCTTGCCCCGTGAATCCTTGCGCATCACCAAGATGTATTCAGGCATTCCCATGGCGCTCACCCGGCTGTTCTCGCGGATGTTCTTGTAAAGCAGTCGCTCATGCTTGGTTTTCTGCATCTCGCGCACTGGATCACGCCAGATTGTCACCCGTGCCCTCAGACAGAATCCAACCTCCCGGTAGTTTGCACTGGCGGCATCGCTGAACGGAAACAGTCCGCCCTCTCCTGTCTCTGATGAGTTTTGGTAGAAAACCGTATCCTTCACGTGATCACAGATCACGGCGCCAGGCTTCATCACGCGGAACAGCTCACGTGCCATCCACTGATGATGCTCCAAGAACTCGTCATGAGAGGCCGAGTTGCCCATGTCTCGCTCGGAGTCGCTGTAGATGTAGAGAGAGCTGAACGGCGATGAAAACACGGCGCAATCAACGCTCTCATCAGGCAGTCCCGAGAGAATCTCAACACAATCGGCGTTGTAAATGGCCCAGTTGTTGCCTTCGTGAGTCGGTTTCATTTCAGGAATGATGGAAGGATGATTGAAGTAGCCGATCCGTAGGCGCGTCGCAGTGTTGCCTCTTGCTGCATCGCCACCATTGAGCCGGCCATGGCGCGCTTCATGCGCAGGTGATCAGCAGCCTTGCGCTGGACGTTGTTCCAGATGCTGGTTTCCGTGTCGCTGATGATCACGTGGCAGGTGACGGGCTTGGCCTGCCCAAACCGCCATGCACGGCGCACGGCCTGGTAGTGCTGCTCATAGCTGTGGCTGACGCTGGCAAAGATCACGGTGTTGGCGTGCTGCCAGTTCAACCCCAGGCCGGCCAGCTTGGGCTTCGACACGATCACCCGGCGATCACCAAACGTGAACGCATCCAACGCGGCCACCTTCTCATCAAGGCTCATGGAGCCGTACACCTCGATCGCATCAGGGATGGATGCGGCCAGTGCCGATGATTCGTCGTTGGTTTCGCACCACACGATCACCGGCCCGGTTTCAGCGTTGGCGATTGCTGCAGCCTTGGCTACTCGATCTTCCATCGTGAGGCGTTTCTCACGGTGAATGGTGGTAGCGCTGCCATCGGGGATCCTGAACAGCAGCCCCTCGGGAACCTCTTGGGTTATGTCGGCGCTGATCGTGTGCAGTTCGTAGTTGAGCGGCGGTAGGATGAATCCGTCGTCATCGCCCCCAAGATCAGATGGGAGCGTGGCGGCCCTGGCCCAGCTGGCGACCCACCGCCAGAACGACTCCTGAGCGTGCCCCTTGAGGCGATAGCCGCCCATGGTGGTTTGATCGGAAATAAACCACCGGGACAGCATCTCTGGGCCTGGCATGACGCCCAGGAACTCGGCGTGCTGGCCGATCTCCATGTGATCGTTCGGCGCCGGTGTTGCGGTGGCCGCCAGCCGGTAGGGCGTCTCGCTAAACGCCTCGCACAGCATCCGCTTGGTGGGGCCGGTGAATGCCTTGAGGATGCTGGATTCATCCAACACGACACCACCGAACACAGATGGGTCCAGCTTTGGCAGCCGTTCGTAGTTGGCGATATTCACGCCAGGGCCAACGTCCGACTGCTCCCGCACAATGCGGGCCTCAATGCCGATTGCTGCGCACTCCCGCACCATCTGGCGAGCGACCGCCAGTGGGGTGAGGATCAGCGAGGGCCGACCACTGGCAGCGGCGAACTCAGCAGCAGCGGCGGCCTCCACGCGGGACTTGCCCAGTCCGGTGTCGAGGAACGCAGCCGATCGGCCTTTCTCGCAGGCGAACTGCAGGGTTGCTTGTTGATGGGGGAACAGATCCCATTGGCCTTGCGGCTGGAACCCGTAGGACTGGGCAGCAGTGCCCTTGGATGCGATGAATTCGCGGTAACGATGCAGGGTGTTGTCAGGCATCACTCCCCCTCCCCCACCAACCGCTCACACAGCGCCCACCACAGCGACGTGGCCAAGGTGGCGGTGCCGACAATGACCAGCACGGCGATGATCTCGACCATGCCGGCGAGGATGGCCAGGGTCACGACTGAACCTCCCTCACCTGCTGCCGCAGCGCCCGCAGCAGCACCGCCGTGGGCGATTCCCTGAGCATCCCCAGCTGGTGGTCAATCAGCATCAGCACCCGGCCGCGCATCAGCTCCTGGCCCTGGGATAGGGCAGCCTGCAGCGCCGGGGATTCGTGCAGCGCTTCAGTGGCACGGGCGACGGCGGCCTGTTCGGCGGCGAGAGCCTGTTGGTCGGTTTCGATTTGGGCCAGTAGGTCGTCGAGCTGCTGGCGGATGGTGTTGATTGACGGGGGCGGCGCGCAGGGCGCCTGATGGTGGCCCATTGGTGCATGGCGAGTGGTCTCCACCACCCTACCGCAACGGTTCCCCATTTGCACCCATCAGCAGCCAGATTCGTGATCCCATGGACTGCCTGCCACCTGCCAGCGGCCTTTCATCGTGCGTTGGTGGCCGCCAAGAAAGCTCTGCATCGTTGCCCGAGGGATCCCCTGGCGCTCCGCCCATTGCCACCTGCCGCGGATCGTGACGCGAATGACTCTGCCGCGCTGAAGATCGCGCAGCCTCCACGCCGGCTCGGCGTCTGGACACGGCTGGTCATCCTCGCAACGCTTGACCCACCAAACCCAGTTCCCGCCGGTGTTGCTGATCCGCTCGCGCCTGATCAATCCCATCGCCTCCAGCTTGGTCAGCGACCGATTCAGGGATGCGCGATCGGTGCCTAGCTGCTGGGCCATCTCGCTGAGGTCAGCCCACCAGCTAGGGCACAGCTGCTCTAGCTGCACCATCGTCAGCAGTAGTTCACAGCGCACCTGATGACGCAGTGCTGCCAGGTAGGCGGGTTCAATCATGGCGCTGAATAGGAGCCACCCGCTCGTTGCTTGCTGCCGCCCTGAGCCTTACAAAGCCGGAACCAGCGGCAGACCTCGACGGGTCCAGTGACAGGCGAGAGGCCGAGCTCTGCGCTGGAACGCAAGGCACCCACCACCTGGCCCGGGCAGTGGTCGGCATCGCCATGGAGCAGCGTGTGCGGATGGCCCCAGTACCCTACCTCATAGGTTCCCATCCGGTACCCTCTAGAGTGGATTCACTGAACAGAGCGCGATGCCCAGCTGGCCCCTGAAACCCGGACACCGGCAAATCTCCGTCGAACTGCCCGCCGAGCAGGTGGAGCACCTCGACCGCGAGGCCGAACTGCGGGGGCTCGGCAGGGTCGGATACCTGCGGCAGCTCCTCTTCGAGGACATGCGCCGGCAGGCTCGCGCTCAGCGTCAAGCCGCACGCAAGGCGGGGTGATCGCTGCCCAGCAGCTGCGCCACCGTCCACGCCCCATGTCCTGATGGTGGTGTGGCCAGCTCCA